AATCTCTTTCACGGAGCCGGACCGGAACAAAACCACGTATGACAATATAACGGAGCTGGAGAGCGGGATTGACGCCGCTCTGCAGAAGCAGATGGACGCACTTGCAAAAGCCGTACAGGAGGCGCAGGAGGAGGCGGAGCAGGCCAGGCAGGAGGCAGCGGATGCCTATGCCCTGGCGGACGAAAACCGGCACTATGCCTGCGGCATCGTCACCACAAACGGCACGGTGTTCAAAAACAATACCGGCAGCACGCAGCTGTCGGCGATCGTGATCCGGGACGGATCGGATGTCACGGATGACATGACCATCAAGTGGTACTCGGAGGAAGTACTGATACATACAGGAAAAAGCATCACGGTGTACGCCAGCGCCATCGAAGACAAAAAGGTCTACCGGTACGAAGCGTATGACGGGGAACTGCTGCGGGGCACTTACGAAGTGACCGTGCTGGATGTCCTGGACGGTAAGGATGGCGGAAGCGGCGCAGCGGGACTGAATAACGCGACGGTTTTTCTCTATCAGAGGGCGGCAAGCGCACCGGCCAAACCTTCCGAGGCTCTGACATATAACTTTGCCACGCATACCCTGACCGGGACGCTGGGAAACTGGACGCAGGAGATACCGGAAGGTTCTGATCCGCTCTATGTGACCGTTGCGACAGCAAGCTCTTCGGACGAAACAGACAGCATTGCGGCTGCGGAATGGACTGCTCCGGTAAAGATGGCGGAGCACGGTGCGGTTGGAGCCACGGGCCAGACCGGAGCAACCGGAGCCACGGGTCAAACAGGTGCGACCGGGGCAACGGGAGGAACAGGACCTGCAGGTGCGACCGGAAAGACCGGGGCAACCGGTAAAACCGGGGCTACAGGGCAGACAGGCAGCACGGGCCTGGCAGGTTTGAACCAGGGAACAATCTATCTGTATCAACGTTCGGCAGCGGAGCCGGATAAACCGACTGCTGCTGTCACCTATACCTTTTCCACCGGAGAGTTAAGCAGCCTTCCGGCAGGCTGGAAAAGAGAAATCCCGGCATCTGACGGGAATCCCTGTTATGTTATTACAACAGCAGCGATCAGCAGAGAGGCGTCAGTCACGATTGCGGCTACGGAGTGGTCTGCACCGGTCAAACTGGTGGAAGATGGTGTGGACGGTGCGACAGGCGCTACGGGGCAAACAGGAGCCACGGGAGCGACTGGGAAAACGGGCGCAACGGGAGCCACAGGAAAGACTGGCGCTACAGGTGCTACAGGCCAGACTGGTGCAACAGGAAACACCGGAGCCACCGGCCAGACGGGAGCAACCGGTAAAACTGGCGCAACAGGAAACACTGGAGCCACCGGAGCTACAGGCGCAAAAGGCGATACCGGGGATGAAGGTGTCGGAATCGCAACGATCACCGCGTATTATCTGGCAACGGCTTCCGGCAGCGGGGTGACAAAGGATACCGCCGGATGGACGACGGATGTACAGGCCTTGACCGAGACAAAGCGCTTTCTTTGGAAGTATGAAGTAGTGGATTATACAGATCCGGATAAAACGGACTATGAATCGGATCCTTGCGTGATCGGCGTTTACGGCAATAAAGGAGCTACCGGTGCCACAGGAAAGACGGGCGCCACAGGCGCAACGGGCAACACAGGTGCGACAGGAAATACCGGCGCCACGGGTGCCACAGGAAAAACCGGAGCCACAGGGCAGACAGGTGCAACCGGACAGACCGGGGCAACCGGACAGACCGGGGCAACCGGCAACACGGGAGCCACTGGAAACACGGGAGCCACTGGAAATACCGGAGCCACAGGCAATACCGGTGCGACCGGGGCCACAGGTAAAACGGGTGCGACTGGGAAGACCGGAGCAACCGGCGCAACGGGCGCGACCGGCGAAGACGGCTGCACGATCGTGATCCTGACCAGCGCGGGAAGCGTATTCAAAAACAGCGCCGGCAGCACAACCCTGACCGCAAGGATCTACCAGGGAGACAGTGAGATAGACGCGGCCGGAACGGCGGCAGTGTATACATGGTCACGGTATCTGAAGAACGGAACGAAGGATACGGCCTTCAGCAAGACAGGGAAAACCATTACCGTTACAGCGGAACAGGTGGATGAAAAAGCAGATTATGAAGTGGAGGTGAGTTGGTGAAGGCAGCAGTATATTCAGGATCAAGAAATCTCTATTCGGACATGGTGACATCGGTCAAATCGCTCCTGATCCATTCGGATGTGGACAGGATTTATCTGCTGACAGAAGACGATGATTTTCCGTTCCTGCTTCCGGAGCGGGTGCAGACCATTAACGTCAGCAATCAGAAATTCTTTCCGGCGGACGGACCAAACATGAAGAGTTCATATACGTACCTTGCGATGATGCGTGCGGCGCTGGCTCATGTGTTCCCGGAACTGGATACCATTCTTTCTCTGGATGTGGACACGATTATCGATGGAGACATCAGCAAGGTATGGGATCTGCCGCTTGGAGACGATTATTATTTTGCGGCCTCCAAAGAAGAGCACCGCTCTTATGCGGAACTCCTCTATACCAACATGGGTGTGACGCTGTTCAACCTGAAAAAGCTGCGGGACGGCAAGGCCGATGAGGTGATCGATGTTCTTAACCGCAGGAGGTATACCTGGGTGGAGCAGGATGTGTTTAACTACCTTTGCCAGGGCAGGATCCTGGAGATGCCGAGCAGCTACAACGTGAACACATGGACGGAAAATACCGATGACAAAAGAATCCTGCACTACGCAGGCTTTTCAAACTGGCAGGAGTTCCCGGCGTATCTGAAGTACCAGGGGATTCCGTTTGCGGATATCAGGAGGGCGGTATGAAGATTTTTATTGCGGTGCCGACCTTCGAAAACATTTCGCCGGATACCTTTAAAAGCATATACGGGCTGGATCCATGCGGGAACTGGCTGGTATTCGACTTTGTCAGAGGCTATGACTGCGCGACAGCCAGAAACCAGATCGCACGGCAGACGCTGGGGGAAGGCGCGGACTATGTCCTGATGGTGGACAATGACATTGTGCTGCCTTCGGATGCCCTGGCGCATTTGCTGGAGGATCCCAAAGAGGTATGTCTGGGGCTGTACGCCAGCCGGACGGCGAAAAACATCTATGATGGAAACGTCTGTATCTATAAGACAGGGGAGTTTGATTATAAAACGCAGTACAAAACGCAGGAAATACAGGGACTGCTGGAAAACGGTGTGGGAAAGGTACGGATCCACGGCGGCGGCATGGGCTGTGCCCTGATCCGGGCAGACGTTTTCCAAAGGCTTTCTTTCCCGTGGTTTGACTGGGTGAATTATCCGGATCGGGGGATTCTGTCGGAGGATCTATATTTCTGTGAGCAGTGCACACAGAACGGGATCCCGATCTACGCGGACACACGGGTGAAATGCGGGCACCTGTTCCGGCATGTGCAGTGGCCCGTATAACAGGAGGATACGATGCCTACACTGAAACAAAGACTTACGATATTTGATGTGTCGGATGGCGCGACCGGTGCCACCGGGGCAACTGGAAAGACAGGCGCTACTGGCGCAACCGGTAAAACAGGAGCCACAGGAGCGACGGGCAACACAGGCGCAACCGGCAATACAGGCGCTACTGGAAATACTGGAGCGACAGGCCAGACAGGTGCCACCGGTGCTACAGGTGCGGATTTCGGCTGGAACATGATCATCGGGACGCTGGATCCGGATGTGAGTGTACAGGCGAACTGGCCACATATTGACGGACAGGCCGCAAATACGACATGTAATGCAGGAACACGGACAATAGCAGAGCATGGGTTTCGACAGACCAATTCAGGCGCGGCCAGAACATATATCCTGTTTGGAAAGACAACGGCATCAATGAACGGACTGGAAGCGGGAAAAACCTATACGCTTTCTTTTGACGCGGCATGGAAGGTTTTGTCGTCAGCAACTGGAATGGCGAATGGGACGACCTATTACATGCGCGCCATGCTTTATGATGATAAAGCGACAACCGGTACGGCGGCGTTGGATCAGTATGAAAACTTTGGTACGGTGGCGAAGGCAAATAAGGGAACAGAGATGTCCGGACGATGCGAGTTTACCTTCACTGTGCCGGAAAATGCAACTATTTGCTATTTGTATATTTCCTGCAGTCTCTCGAAGGCAAGTCATTATGCCGCCGGCGATTATATCGAGCTGGCGAATCTGAAGCTGGAACCCGGAGACACTGCAATGCCCTGGACGCCGCATCCGAGTGATATCGTTGGAGAAACCGGTGCTACCGGAGCCACAGGTGCGACAGGCCAAACGGGAAGTACCGGAGCCACTGGTCAGACTGGAGCGACAGGCGCGACAGGCCAAACAGGCAATACCGGTGCAACCGGAGCGACCGGTAAAACGGGCGCTACTGGAGCGACTGGTAATACAGGGGCCACAGGAAAGACGGGAGCCACGGGTGCAACAGGAGCAACAGGAGCTACTGGTAAAACGGGCGCCACAGGAGCTACTGGTGCAACAGGCGCTACTGGAGCCACGGGAGCGACAGGGAAAACAGGCGCAACAGGCGCCACAGGTGCAACAGGCGCCACGGGTGCAACAGGCGCTACAGGACCGACGGGGCAAATGCCGTATGCGACATGTGGTACAGCGGCAGCGACCGTTGACAAGGTGGCTACGATTACGCCTGCAACAACATCATTCAGCCTGGTCACCGGTGCAATGGTCGCAGTACGGTTTACGACAACAAACAGCGGAGCGGTTGCTTCACTGACGCTGAATGTAAACAGTACCGGAGCGAAAAATATCAAATACAGAAATGCGAACCTGAGCGCAGCGAATGTTCTGTCAGCAAACCGGACCTATATGTTCTGTTACGATGGAACCTACTGGCAGCTGATGGGAGATCTGGATACAAACTCAAACACCTATGACCGGACCAGGTACAGCGTTGCGGTTAAGGCGGCATCGGCCATCGTAAAAGCCAATATCATTGTAGGAGACGTTTCTGGTTTTCATCATTTAAAAACTGGCGGCACCTTTGATGTTACATATCCGATTCTCTATAACAATACGGCGATCGCAGCAGGAGCAACAGGAACGGATAACTATCTGATGATTCCGTTTACAGTGACTACGACGCAAAGCATAACTCTCACAGCCTATAAAGCTGTGTATATCAAGGGAAAACTGTCCGGCAATACGTTCACGCCGGCCAGTACAGTGCCGCTGACGCAAACCATACCGACATCGGTAGATGGCTTCCGGTATATCCTTCTGGGAATTGCTTACAGTGCAACGGGAATTTACCTGCAGGCAGACCATCCGATCTATGCTTACTACAATGGCGAGTTCCAGGAATGGACAGAGACCGCGAACTATATGAGGGTACAGGACGGCATTATCATTGGCGATCATACTACAGAAACACTGGGGAAGAATGTCCTGATCGATTCGGACAGCATGGATATCCGGGACGGATCAACCCTGCTTTCGTCATTTGGGGCAGCATTGATAAGGCTTGGAATTGACGCGTTTACTGCCCAGATCAAGATGTGTGATGACAGTCTGGTGATTACCGGAATGAACCAGAACGGGAGAAAATACAACCGGATCATATCAGACGAAACATTATCTCTTGAAGGGGATTATGTTTATCTGAATGCCACGGACATACAGCTTTGGGCGGACAGGATATGGCTCACTATCGACGGAGATCCGACATCGGCACAACCGATAAAAGATTTTGTAATCGATAAGGGTTTATCCGGAACTCAAGGATTGAATTCGAGTGAAATTGGAGGCGGTGAGATTCACTGGCAGAAATGGGCGTCGGGAAAACTCGAAATATGGGGCCGTAGTTGGGCCATTAAAAACGCGACCATCAACAAATCTTCGTGGGCAAATGGCTACGAGAGTACTGAACGTTTTACTTTATGGGGGACGTGGCCGGTTCCGTTCGTTGACGTTGAGCCGGCAGTTTCGTATCGAATGACGTGGTGCGATACGGCTTCCTTCGCTGGAGATTATTGGTTTATAGAATCGCCATTCGATTCATCCGGATCTGCACTGTTAGATTCAAAAGTGTATACCCCGTGGTTTAAGTTCTGGCGCGGCACATCGAAAACATTCGGACACCCGGCATTTGCGTTCCAGGCCGTGGGAAGATGGAAATAAGGAGGAAATATAAACATGAAATACATAACAGTTGAAATTCAGAAATTTGAAGACGGAAACATCGGGTTGCTTACGGCTGTAAAAGATACGGAACGCGAAGCGATTTCCCAGTTCCACACTGTCATGGCAGCGGCTGCGGTATCCAACCTGCCACGGCATTCCTGCACCATGCTGACGGAAGCGGGAACACCTCTTCGTTATGAGAGTTACGAAAAGATCGTGGAACCGGAAGAAACGGAGGAAGAAGCGTAATGGACTTCCTGGAAACAGTCGGCGCGATCGCGGCGGTGTGCGGATGTATCACTGCGGTCGGCGCCGTGGTGCTGCTGATCGTCGCAATCATCAAGAAGGCAAAGGCACCGAATGACAAACAGAACGAAAGACTGGATGCACTGGAAGAAAAGCTGATCGAAGCCGGCAGACGGATCGATGCGCATGACCAGTATTTTAAGAATGACCTGCTTCGGTTTGATAAGATTGAAAACGGCAACCGGGTGGTGCAGAGGGCGCTTCTGGCGCTCCTGTCGCACAACATCGACGGAAATGACATTGAGCCCATGAGACGGGCGAAGCAGGAACTGCAGGATTATTTAATCGAACAATAAAACGAAGGGTTGTCCGGAAGGGCAGCCCTTTCATTCACTTCAAAGGAGGAAATGAAAAATGAATATCAAATGGATGAAAGCAGCAGGAATACGTGCGATCAAAACGGTGTGCCAGACAGCAATCGCAACGATCGGGACGAGTGCACTGATCAGTGAGGTGAACTGGGTCATTGTCGCGAGCGCGTCTGCCCTGGCAGGTGTGCTGTCGATGCTGACTTCCGTGGCAGGATTGCCGGAGCTGAAAGAAGAGGAGGAGTGACGCATGGCAGCGAAACCGAATATCATTGATGTGATTGCGCAGAATGCGTATCAGGTGCCTGCGCACAACGCGAACAGTCATCAGTACCTGGCTATCCACTACCTGGGCGTCAACGGGGAGAATCCGAACCTGTACGGCGGCGGATACGGCGGGCATTTCTATGTATCGAAGGGCGGGCAGTGCTACCAGGCTGCGCTGGTCACCGACCTTCTGTGGCACGTCGGCGCTTCCTCAGGCTTCTCATATGTGCATCCGACAGCCAGGAACGCCAACACGATCGGCATCGAATGCGCGACATACAGCTCCGGCGGCGCCTGGTTCTTTACAGAAGCAACCCAAAGGGCCTGCGCACAGCTGGCGGCCTGGATCATGGACACCTACGGCATTCCGATGTCGAACCTGCTGCGCCACGGGGATATCACGACAAAGCATTGCCCTTCGCCGTATTTTGACAATCCCGGATCCGGACCGAACTGGACATGGGAGAAATTCAAAGCGCAGGTGGCAGTATATCGCGGACAGTCATCTTCCGGCAGCGGGTCTTCGGCACAGACCACAGAAAGCTGGAAGGCGATCGGAACAGCGGTCTGCACGGATTATCCGGTGAATGTCCGCGCAACGCCTGCAGGAACGGTTCTCGGCCAGCTGGGAAAAGGCAACCGGTTCGAAGTGGACGGCAAAAAGGAAGGTGCCTGGATCCACATCAAAGTGGCCGGTATCGGGATTGGCTGGATCCATAAGGACTATGTACAGTATGATCAGCCCGTGAAGACTGCAGCATCAGCCTGGAAGGCGATCGGAACGGCTACGGCAACCGCCAATGATGTCAATGTGCGGTCCACACCTTCGGATCAGACATCTGCGAACAAGATCGGAAAGCTGAACAAGGGAAACCGGGTGGAATACAACGGAGAAACCTCGAACGGCTGGAGAAAAGTCAAAGTGGCCGGCATCGGAATCGGATGGGTGCACGGGCAGTGGCTGAAGAATGATTGAAGAATGAATTTTCGGTTGTTTTGAAATGAGGTCAAAATCTGAATTTCATTCGGCTTTTCATTCGGCTTTTTGAAGAAAAAAAGCCTTATTTTTCGAAAAAATGCTTTCGTTTGTGAAAGATGATTCTTCTCAGGAATGCCCGTAAAATAAGGAAAAACCGCGGCTTTTCAGCAAAGCCGCGGTCTTTTCAAAACCAGCAAGCGACGGGAATCGAACCCGCCTATAAACGTTCAAAAATGCCGATAAAATAAGGGCTTTCAAAATTTCATTCGGCTTTTCATTCGGCTTTTTGGAAAAAATTCTTCAGTTTTTCCACGGCTGTGTCTTTGTCCGTCTGCGCAAGGTGCGTGTAAATCCTGCGCATGACAGCCGGATCCGACCAGCCACCGAGGCGCATGGTTTCCTGTTCGGACAATCCCAGATGATAGCATAACGACGCGAATGAATGACGGAGTTCGTGGAGCGTTACATCAGGAAGACCGGCATTCCGACAGATATCGTGCAGATGGATCTCGATTCTGGCAGGCGATTTTCCAAAGAGATATTCTTCCGGATCTCCGGACAGGAGCTCTTCAATGCGCGGAATCAGCATGGGAACATCCCTGCGGCTGGACTGGTTTTTGTTGGATTCTTTTGCCACCAGCTTGCTGCCTGGACCGCTGACCATTGCGCCGCGCACATGGATGATGCCGTCAGAAATGTTCTTCCGCTTCATACCGAAGACTTCGCTGCGGCGCAGGCCATGCAGCGCCAGAAGATAAAACAGTTCGTAGCGGTCGCCCTCTGCAGCCTTGATAAAGCTTTTGATCTGATCCGGTTCCAGAAACGCACGTTCTTTGCGGATGACCTGCGGCAGCGTAACTGTGCCGGGATCGATTCCGTTTTCTTTCAGCACGGTTTTCAGAAAACCCCATGCGTTTTTCAAAGTTTTCTCTCCGCAGATCCTGGACTCCGCATTGATAACGGCCTGCCAGTTCCTGATCTTGGAGATCCTGCACGGCATGGTGTCTTTGAACCGGGAACGGGCTATTGTCTGATATCCCCGGATCGTGGACGGCGACAGGACGTTTTCGCGGGATTCAATATACTTTTCCACAGCATCCCTCAGAACCATATCAGAAGGCTTCTCGATATGCCGGATCCCGCTCCGGTGTTCCGCCTTGATCAGGGCAGCAACATTTTCGCATTCCTTTTTTGTCGGCCTGGTGACTGAAATGCGCTGTCCGTCAAGCTTCAATTCTATATTCCAGCTGCCGGAAGGAAGCTTCCGGGGCTTGGGGACTCTCACACTATCATCCTCCTTGCGTATCAAAGAAGAGGATGATATAATCAAAACGATCAGTATCATCCTCCGGATGCGTGGCGGCATCCTGTATTTGTGGTGGTATAATGTGTTGCCGGGAGGGTGGTGCCTCCCGGTTTTCTTTTTATGAGTTACATGATATAATATGAAAAACCAGTCAATGCGAGGTATTGCGATGTCATATGCAATCTATAAATGGTTAGTCCGGCAGTTCAGAAAGCCGAAAACAATAGTTCTTCTTCTGATAAGCGTTATTGGCGTTTTGATGATTGTATTATTTAACGGCAATAATATAATGCAGGGTGTCGGCATTTCTCTCCTGGCTTCCGGTGTTATTTCGGCAATGTCCGTCTTTTTCATCAATGATGAAGATCCGGTCAGGACAGCAAGAGCATGGGGCTTGGAGCATGTATATAAAACCCGCGGCGAAATGAATGCTTCCTGTGATGAGTATATGGCGCACGCTAAAACGATTAAGGCAATTGGCTTTGGTTTCCGATCCTTGAGAGACAGTCAGGAAGGACAGATTCTCAAAATTCTCAGAAAAGGCGGAAAGGTAAAGCTCCTTACGATGATGCCTGATTGTGATGCGCTGAAACTTCGGGAACGGGACGAGAATCAGACAATCCGCGATACTATCACAGAGTTGATCCAATGGGCGAAGGATACCAACGCAAAGAATTACAATGGCAGAATCGAAATCAGGTATCATGACCATCTTCCGTTGAATTTTCTCTTTCTGATGAATAACAGAATGTTTGCTGGTCCGTATGAATATGGAAAAATAAGCCAGCAGACCATATCGTTTGAATACAGCGTTTCAGGGGCAGCCTATGAATACTATGAGCAATATTTCGACAGGTTATGGAATGATGCAAAATTCTGTTCGGACGCTCTTGAATAAGAGGAAGTATATGCCTTCGGGGATACTTCGTATGCCGCTCAGGAACAGTTATCTTCTCCCGGTCCTCAGCTGTTTAAACACCAAGCTGCTGTTTCAGCGCAGTCTGAAGGACCTGGGAAAAATTCAACCCGGCAGCGGTAGCCGCCTCGTTCAGCCATTCAGGAATAGATAAGGTTTTCTTTACGGCTTTGTTGTTGTTCCGCTTCTGATAGCCGATCGTATCGCACATAACCATATTTACAAACTCATCACCTGAAAGATCAATAGCATTTCTGGAAGACGGGGCCGGAACAGGTTTTCCGTCTTTTTCATAATCATAAAGAGTGAACGCAAGAACATCTTCCGCCATATAAAGCGCTTCCGCGAGATTTTCGCCGCAAGTATAGCATCCTTCCAGATCCGGAAAATTCACAGAAAACATACCATTATCTTCAGGGGTAAAAACTGCAGGATAAACATATTTAGCCATTCTTTTTCTCCTTTCAAAGTGAGCGAAGCAATGAGGAGCAGGGGCTTATTTCAGCCCCGCATCCCTCAGAATTTTATTTGCTGTGCCAGTTGGGATTTCCCTGCTTGGATGGCGCCAGACTCGGAAGTCTTTTCCAGTGATTGGACTGTGCCATTTATCATGTTCTGCACCATGATCAACCATGAAGCACCCGGCCTTTTTCAGCATCTTGGTTAATTCTGATGTCTTCATTGCTTCGCTCCTTTCTTTCCTCTTTCTGATTACAGTATAACACGTAATAATACGTATGTCAAGCATAAATATGTAAAAATACGTATTTATTTTATCAGGCGGAACATTCTGTGCTTTTCTCGAACCCCTCATCCGTATATTTCTTCTGTTCTGTCAGATCTGTAATATAGTCCCGGGCCTTTTCTTTGCCGAGACCATTAAGTTTCTGATAGTCGTCGATCAAAGCAGATTCATCATCGGACAGGGTACGTTGCATTTTTACAACAGCTTCACGTTCAATATCTTTTCCGCGAAGTGTATTTAAGTCAACATTAAAGAAGTCGGCTATACGTTCTTCGGTTTCAAAATTTGGCTCGCGTTCTCCGACTTCGTACATACTGATGGTAGAGGGGCGGAGGCCTAATTTACGAGCCAGTTCTGCCTGCGAAAGACCATCTCTCTTTCGGTAATACTTAAGCATATCTTTGAAATCAGCCATTACAAACCTCCATTTTGATTAACGTAGAATGATTATTTCACAAAAAGTGAAAAATTGCAATATAAAAACTTCACAAAAAGTGTTGACAAAAACAAATCGTAGGTGTATGTTAAAAATAACTTCACGAAATGTGAGCAATAAAAAAGGAGGAATCGATGGAAAGCGAATTTAATCCGAAGAAAGCAGGAGAGAAACTTATAGCACTTCGAGGAACCAAAACCAGAAGAGAAGTATCAACTGCATTGAACATCTCTGAATCTGCACTTGCCATGTATGAATCGGGTGAACGAACACCGAGAGATACGATTAAGATAAGAATTGCAGATTATTATGAAGTGCCGATTACAGCAATATTTTTTTAATCAAAAACAACACGAAACGTGAGTGATCTGCTATCCTACGGATACCAGATTTTATAGAGTCTTGACAGACTCTATAAAACAGATCTCAAAGGATAGGAGGTGAACGGAGTGAACATCACTGAAAACGTCCGGAAGATAGCTGCTGAAAAGCGGATCCCGCTGGCAAAAGTAGAAGAGATCGCAGGGATCAGCAAAAACAGTATCCATAAGTGGAGCAAGAATCTTCCTTCCGTGGACAAGGTGGCAAGAGTGGCAGATGTACTGAATGTAACCGTTGATGAGCTGATCAAATAGGAGGAGAAGAATAATGCCATACATCAAACCCAGAGAAAAGCCGTTTGAGAAAGTGAGCAAACTGCTCAGAGGCGAAAAAATTACGGGGCCAAAGCTCGGAGAGATCCTGGGGTGCTCCCATGTGACTGGCAAAAAGAAACTTGAAAATCCGGAGTTTCTTACATTGGGAGATCTCGGGAAAATCTGCACATTGGGGCATATACCGATCGAAAAGATCAGAGAAGCGATTGTGAGGTAAACATGGAAAAGAAAAAAGTATTTGCCATGTGCAGAAAATCGCAGTTGAACCACCTGCGGCGATGGCGGGGGAAGAACATCACTTGTCCGGAAGCGCAGGAGGATCCAGATTTCAAAAGATGGGTGAACCTTCTCCAGCTAATCAATGAAAACGGATGGCTGGAAGAATATGAGAAATGGTATATCGGGCAGCAGGAAATGGCAGTGGCCGCCTGGAACACGAGGGAGCTGCAGCGGCAGCAGGAGGCGAGAGGAAAAACAAATGTTCAGGAAAGCAATTAAAAATGGAATGATTAAAACATCCGGCATTGCGGCAGCGGCCATGATGGTTGGTCTTGTTGCCGGAGAGAATCCATTCACACTCACGAAGGTAGTTGCCCTTTGCGTATGTGCTGGTTGGATCACTTTGTTAATGGTGGCCAATGGTGACCGCTGAAAGGATGGCGCAGGTTTCCGATCTGATTCTGCAGCTTGCCGATACGGCGTATGAGATCGCGAAAGAGATCGGATATGGTTTTGAGATCAAAACCAGCATTGCACCGGCGGTATATCCGTATCCTCCGGGTACGGCAGCGGTAACCATGAAGATCAGTCCGGGATATGAATATTGCCACGGATACGATGGGCGTGAATGGTTGCGGTTCAAACAGATGGATATCAAGCCGGAACAGATCAGGCCCGGAGAGAAACCTGCAGAATACAGTATAGCATTTGATTTAGAAGCAAGAAAATGAGCGCCTCCCGAAAGGGAAAGCGCCCGGTTGTATAGCTACATTAATTCGACAATATTATTGTATGCTATGCAGCCGGTTCTGTCAAGAAAAACGGGGGTTTATGACCGCCGTTGATCACTTGATAAGGATATTAAAGTTAGGTACAGAAATGGCATATATCGAGAAAAGATACCGGCTGGGGAATGTCATAGAAGTCGAGCAGTATCATACAGGCAGATACGGCGCGCCTGGACAGGGACGGAAAAAGAAGAAAAAGCCGACTCCTGAGCAGGTGGCGAGAATTAACCAGGCCAACAAAGAGAAGATCTGCAGGCGGAAACTCCGGGCACATTTCAATGTCGGCGATTACTTCACTGATCTGACCTATGCGAAGGATGCGAGACCGCCGGATATGGAGGCGGCAAAGCAGCATTTCCGCGAGTTTATGCGGATCGTTCGCAGGGAATACAGGAAAAGAGGACGGGAACTGAAGTGGATCCGGAACATTGAGGTGGGGCAGAGAAATGCCTGGCATGTGCATCTGGTAATCAACAGGATACCAGATACGGATCTGATCATCCGTAAGGCTTGGAAGCAGGGAAAGGTAATCATACAAAACCTGACGCCGGATGGTGAATTCAAGAAACTGGCCGAGTATATCACGAAATCACCAGTAACGGAGGAAAGACTGATCGAGTCGGATTACTCCAGCTCACGAAACCTTCCGATTACGGAGCCGGAGAAGCGTGTGTATAAGCGGTGGAAAACGTGGAAAGAGAATCCGAAGATACCGGAAGGCTGGTATCTGGATATAGACAGTCTTTTCGAGGGAGAAAATCCGGTCACTGGGTATCCATACCGGACATATTCACTTTTTAGAATTCAGAGGGAATGAGAGAAGCGACGAATGGAAAAATACTTTAGCAGAGTATACACTGACCGCCCGGATTATGCGGATTTTGATTCACCGGCCAAATTTACGGCGATAGAAAGTATCATAGCAAAGAGGCTGCGGGAGCACCCGAACGCAATCTGTTCATATTCGGGCGGATCAGACAGCGACATTATGATCGATGTGATTGAACGGACAAGAAAAGCGTTCGATCTTCCGCCGATTAAATATGCGTTTTTCAACACAGGTCTGGAGATGATGGCGACAAAACAGCATGTCAAAAATACGGCGAAGAAATATGGCGTTGAAATCAAAGAGTATAAACCGGAGATCGGCATTGTCAAAGCAACGCGGACATATGGCATTCCGTTCGTATCGAAAAACATATCCGCCGGTCTGGAAGAATGGCAAAAAAAGAAGGTGCCTCTATCAATTGCGGATGAATATGAACAGGCAGAAGACAAGGCCAAAAAGCGAAAAGAGTTGTCGAAGAGATATCCAAAATGTGAAAGCCTGATCAATTTTCTTTGTTGCTGCAATTCAGCGGGGGAGGAGAGGCCGAACATTCAGCTGGTTATCAATTCGTCGAAATATATGCGCGATTTTATCAAAGAGCATCCGCCGGATTTTAAGATCAGCGCGCAATGCTGTGATTACTGCAAGAAAGCTGTCGCGCATGAAGCACAAAAGGGCTATGAGATGATCATCACCGGCGAACGCCGGGACGAAGGAGGTATGAGATCGGTGCCAAGGAAAGATAATACGGCCCTTTGCTATACGGAAACCGCAGATGGGTCGTATCGCCTGAGACCTCTGTATTATGTATCTGACAAGGATAAAGCATGGTACAAGGAACGCTTTGGCATACGATATTCGGATGCGTATGAAGTTTACGGCTTGACAAGGACAGGGTGTTGCGGCTGCTCGATATCATATAAGGCAGTGGAGGATCTGAAAAAGATCGAAAAGTATGAGCCGAATGTCGTAAAAGCCGCCTGGAATATTTTCGGAAAAAGCTACGAGTATCGGAAATTATACAACGAATACAAAGAGAGAAGGAAAAATGAAGACCGGAGAAACAGAGAACAAATTCCAGGGCAGATGACGATTGAAGAATGGATGCATTTCATAGGGGACGCGATATGAGAGTATACATAGCAGGAAAAATAACCGGATGCCCGGAATATAAAGAGAATTTTGCGGCAGCGGCTTTTGCTGTCCGAAATATGGGACATGAACCGGTTATCCCGTTTGAAGGGACAGCCGGAACGGAAACATACAAACAGTATATCGACCATGGTCTTGAGGTTTTGAGGACCTGCGACGCCATTTACATGATGGCCAACTGGCCGGACTCAAAAGGAGCGATCCTGGAGCGGATGTATGCGGAAGTGGTCGGGATGCAGATGATCGAGGAAAGGATAGATCTATGAGCGATTACAGGGAACAGACCGGAAGCTGCATGTTCTGCGGTCAGAGCAGGATCATAGAGATGACGGAAGACGAATGGCTGGAGAGGATCCAGAAGACAAACAAATCAGGCGCGACGATCGCGGATTACATGGCAAGCAGGGAATGCAACTGCAGGAACGGACAGGAATGGCGGGATAAGCAGGAGAACATTGAGCAGGCGCATTCGAACATAGATATGATATTCGGCGAGAAATATCCTGAGGTAGCGGATATACTGAGCAAATCAGTCGAGATGATCGCGGAAGGCGTGATCAGGAAGATCACAATCATGACGCCGGAGAAGTACCAGGCACTCATGGAAAAGAAAAGAGGCAGCATATCCGTCCGGCTGAAAGAGATCAACGAAACGGAGCTGACGACGTGACGCGGAGCATCCTGCACAGGAAAGACGGAACCTGCTATCTGTGCGTGAGATTGGGCGGCGATTACAGGATTCACAGGCAGTTGGAAAAGCATCATGTATTCCCAGGGAAAAACAGGATGGTCTCTGACAGAAACGGCCTGATCGTCTGGCTGTGCCATGAACATCACAGAAGCAGTGCGGCAGCGGTACACGTCTGCCACGGGAATATGCTGATCATTCAGCAGGACGCGCAGCGGGAATATGAGAAGACACACACCCGTCAGCAGTGGATGGAGCTGATCGGAAAGAATTATCTGGAGGAAGATGAACAGGACAGTATTGAACGCCTATAAAAAAATAGGTGTTGAAATGAATAAGCAGGTAAATATCATCCTGCCGGCGGCAGCGGTTGTTCTGTGGAAGCAGTTCGGCTGGCGGAAAGTGCGGATTCTCAGAAGGCTTGTAACAACCTCAAAGGTAGTGAACGAATGTGGACAGATGGGGCCAATGAAGAGCGTGATGCAGATGCTGGAAGAGGAAACAGGCATCGAACTGCAGCTGTCAGGATATCCGTCTTATCATGAGTTTTCCTACCTGGACAGTAACAAGTGGGACGGGAAAGGTTTGACGAAACCGCAGATGGTGGCCATGTATGGGAAAATGGCCAAATGGATTGCGCCTCAGATTATAGCAGGGATATGTCTGGCGCTCTACAGAGATGAAGGATTCGGAGCGGAAAGGCTTGGCAGGTTTATATCTGGTCTGGATGCGATCCGCAAGGAACTTGGAGAGGTTCCGAAATCTTACAAAGAATTGCTGGAGAAAGAAACAGATATCAAGGCAGCAGATCTGCAGATATAGGGGGGAATATGACCAGAGAAGAAGTGTTGGAAAAAGCAAAAAGTATTGTAAACGGCGACCGGGATCAGGCTTACGGGAAGCCGGAAGATAATTTTGCGAAAATCGCAAGGTTGTGGAGCACATACCTGGATGAACACATAGGACGCGAGGATGTTGCGATCATGATGATGCTCATGAAGATTGCCCGGCTGGCTTCCAGCGAATACCAATCAATGGATTCCTGGATCGACATCGCGGGATACGCGGCCTGCGGAGCGGAAATCGCGGGAGGTGGCGCATGAAGAAGCTGACAGGAATAATGCTGCTGCTTCTGATGGTTCTGGCAGCGGGATGCGGTCAGACGGAACCGCAGACAATCACACTGCCGGTGACAGTGGAAGAGTGCAGGGCAGCTGCAGCAGAAACCAAAGTAGAAACATCAAAAAGTGAAATGCAGAAGTGGAAAACTCAAATGGAAGTCGCAGAAGCCGTTGCAGAAAGTCGTAATGAAGAGCCGGACGAAGAAGTTATTGCGGCTTCCGAACAGGAACCGGAAGCAGAAGCGGAAACAAACGTTCTGGCGAAAACGGAAGCAGAACCGGAACCGGTTCAGGAGATAGTGCAGGAGCCGGAGCCGTGTATTGAGTATCCGGAAGGAGAGACAGGAAATTACTACGAAGATCTTCCGGATGAAACCAGCGAGGTCTGGCAGTATGAAGAACTGGAAGTGCAGGAAACAGGCATGCAGTATCTTGGCGTTTACTATATCACGCACTACAGTGCGGAGCTATGCAGGAACGCCATCGGCGCTGCGGAAGTGCCGGGCGGTTTGGTAGAGGGAACGTCGATTGCGGTCCCGGAATACTGGATGCTGGGGCACTGGTTCTATATCGAAAATCACGGTACATTCCGGGCAGATGATATATCGGACGGTCCGTTTGATATCTTTCACTGGTATACAGAGGATGCCGTGGGTGCGGATTATCAGAATGTTTGGTTAGTGGGGTGATTGGATGATTTCCTGTCTGAACAATTCACAGTTAGTCGTACAACTGCAAGAGAAATGTTGCATGGACTGACGAAGTGGAAAGCTAAGGATAATTTCAAGAAGCAGTATTCAGGAGGTAGGAATGAAAAAGAATGAAGCAATCAGTATACTTGCCACATCTGTCAGACCGAGAGAACCGAAAGGCAGAACAAGATATGATGAAGCTGTAAAGATGGCAATTAATGCATTAAACGAGCCAGAGCGGAAGAGGGGGAAGTGGATTCGTGGAGGAGCGTATCCACATCACATATTTTGTTCTGCGTGTTATGCGACTTATGTTCCCAATGACGAATGGGACATCTGGAAAACGGACGGAATGGATTGTTGGAGATTGCCGAGAAAGTTTTGTCCGAACTGCGGCGCGGATATGAGAGGAGAACAGAATGGCTAAATACATCATTGAAATTGAAGACGTGCCGTCAATGTTAGAAGATGGAATTGCGTTTTATAAATGTGTTGATGCTCCGTGGTGGTACATATCAGATATACATGTAAGTAAACTGAAACAGTATGAAGATGTGAAACGCAATACAGGGGAATGGAGAGAACATATCTTTGATGGAATAATGGGTGGCAGACCCAGAGCATTGATGTGTACGAACTGCAATGTCATTAGCATGTATGCATCTAACTTTTGCCCGTATTGCGGTGCAGATATGAGAGGTAAACAGGATGAATGAATTGAAACCATGTCCGTTTTGCGGTGGAGAAGCAAGACTCTTGCTAAATGCAAAGAGAAAAATATACGGCAAAGATGAGTATAAGACAGGTGCGGTAGCATGTTGTAACGTATGCGAAGCAAGAATGTTTTACGGAAGTGAAAAACTTGCAATTGAGGCATGGAACAGGAGAGAAGGCGATGCACCGACCATCGAGCCACAGCGGAAGATGGGAAAGTGGATAAACCATCGCAATGATGATGGTCATAACATTGCAGACTGTTCGATGTGCGGGAATCCCATGCAGTGGTTTGATCCAGATATAACACCGAATTATTGTCCCACCTGCGGCAGTTACAATGGAGGTGACCAAGTATGACAATCGAAAGAGCGATCCATGAGATCGAGAACATGATTCATCTTTTTGAGGACAGAATCGGCAACGGGACAATCGCAAAGATCTGGGTTACTGCAGATGATATCGATGCGCTGCACATGGCCAAAGAAGCGCTGCAGCGGCAGCAGGATATGGAGGATGATCGACGATGAGAGTGAAGCTTGATGCAGGCGCCTGGCTTCCGGAGCGGGCGCATGAATTGGATGCAGGCTATGACCTGCGGACTCCGGTGCGTGTCGTGGTGCGGGCACATGACAGCGCGGTAATTGACACCGGCGTACATGTGGAGATCCCTGCCGGATGTGTCGGATTCCTGAAATCCAAGAGCGGTCTGAATGTCAATCATGATCTGGTCGGTGAGGGCGTGATTGATGCGGGATATACCGGGAGCATCCAGGTAAAACTGTATAACAACGGCCCGCGGATCCACATTTTTGAACCGGGCGATAAAATTATCCAGCTTGTCATACTGCCGATTCTAACACCGGAGCTGGAACAGGTTGCTGAACTGAAAGACACCGAACGCGGATCCGGAGGATTCGGTAGCACCGGAAAATGAATCGACTGCCCCGGCCGGCGTTGAGAAAAAAATATAAGGCTTTATCTCAAACCATGCTTAAAGCAGCGGCGGGCCGGCGCCGCAAAGAACGTAACCGCACCGCCTTGCGGTTGACCATAGACGGAACTGACATCTTTGCACCCTTCAAGATAGATTCCCAGAATGTATGAAGCTCCGGAGGCGGCCGGAGCGTAAAAGAGTGATGGAAGAAAAACGATACGAGTATAAAGGAAAACTGTATACGGCAAGAGAACTGTCAGCCATGAGTGGACTTAGCAGCAAGGTAATCCGCGCAAGGATCCGGCTTGGAAAATCAGTGGAATGGGCCGTGACACACGAAAAACGCGGCAAAAGCAGAACAACAGGAGGGCATGACGGCAGCTGCAGGAGATATGACTGTCTGCATCAGGATGGATCAGGAACATGTAGCTTGAGAAAGAAAATGGATTCCTGCAACAGCTATGATGATGCGTTTGAATACTACTATGGTGATGCCTATCGCAGGAAGGTTCCAAGGGGAAATACGAAAACAGTATCATGCGGCAGCGGCAGCGCTGTTATAAACATAAACGTTGATGAAACCGACCATGACCGCTGGCGAAGAGAAAGGGAGGTTCTATTGCAATGAAACAGAAAATGGTTGGAGAGAACTGGAAAATAAAAGCGGGAAAAATAGAAATGCTTACAATCCGGGATTCGCACGGCGTCATGCACCGGCCGGTGCTCATAAAAAGGGAGCGGCCATTTACATTTCATCCAGGCCATATGAATTCGGAAAACGACAAAGACTGATACAATTCAAAAGACCAGTGAATGAGGGATCAGGCAGCGAATGAGGACAAAGCAATGGTATTTGCGGAAAAGCAGAAATGGTGCCGAAGGTACATAGATGCTGTTGAGAAGGAAAGGGAACTGTTAGGGCGGATCAAAAGCGTGGAACTGGAGATCAGACAGACACATGTGGATGCCGGCATCTCCGGTATGAAGATAGACGGCATGCCGCGGGCACGCCGGCCGCAGGATCCGATGGCGCGGTATATCGATGAACTCGGAAAGCTGCAGGAAGAGAAGGAACGTTTGCAAAAGCGTTTGAAAGAACAGCAGAGACAGAGCGCGGCGGCAAAGTATTCTCTGACAAAAGCATTTAAAAAACTGCCCTGGAAACTGGAGCAGGTTCTCCTGTATCGTTATATTCTCCGCAGGAACGGCAGATGGTATACATGGGAGATGATTGCGGAAGAAATTGACAGGGACATTTCAACAGCGAAAAGAAGGCACAGCAAAGCAATCACAATGTTGAACGTAAAAGGTCCGAAGCTCAAGGCTCCGAACCCTTCCGGTAATTCTCGATAAGCATTTTCAGAAACTGTGACCGGCTCATTTCGCCGCGCAACTCCTCGATCTTTTCAAAATCTTCGTTGCGCAGATCGACAGACCAGCGGGTATAGGTCTTGGCGTTATACCGGCGTTTAACCTCGGTTGATGTTTTACTCATTTCTTCCTCCTCATAGCGATAATGATTGCTGCAATGGAAATGCAGATGGCGGTAACGCTGATAGCTATTGTAAGCACTTGCATATTATCGGGAAATGAATTATACTGACAATACCCCGAAAGGGGCGGAGGGCTTTCGCCCTCCTGAGGATTCAATCCTCTTTCATGTGTTTAGCCAGCTTCAACTGCAGGATCGCCGTGGTGAGGTTTATCACTGCTGTTGCAAGGCTGGCTATTATTATCAGCACATCCATCTCTTACCTCCTCTCTTCGTTATTTCCCTTCCGGATGATTATAGTATAGCATACTCTGCCGAGTATGTCAAGCAATATTGAAATATTTTTAAAATAATTTTCAAAAATGCACTGGTATGCACCGGTCTGTCTGTGTTACAGTGTATGCTGAAAATATAGCAAAGAGGCAGGGCCGGCACAGCGCTGGTCCTTTTTGTATGCGGAGAAATACAATGCCGATCTATAAACGCTGCAGCAGATGCGGCAGACGAATACCGGAGGGGCAGGGGTGCCCCTGTCGGACAATGCGACATAGGGAGTATGACCGGTTCAGTCGTGACAGGAAGAGCAAACAGTTCTACGCGTCAAAAGAATGGCTGGATGCCAAGGGGGCGGTACTTGCCCGGGACGGGGTAGACGTCTATATGTTCATGACATCCGGAAAGATTATCGCGCCGGATACAGTGCATCATATCATTCCGCTCAGAGATGATTGGTCAAAGAGAATCAGCAATGATAATCTGATCAGCCTGAGCAGCGAAACGCACAGTCGAATTGAACAGGAATACAGGAAAGATAAACCGTCGATAATCAAAAAGCTTTCCCGGATGCTGCAGGAATTCAGTAAAACTGTTGACCGGGGGGATGTTTAAAAAGTTTTTGACTTCTTTTCCAGACCGCGCCCCCTCCTTTGTTTACGCAAAATTCTAAAAACGATTTTCCAAAATCGTTCGCGCGCGCGGTAAGGAAGAAAAAATTTCAAGGAAACGGAGGTAAAATGATGGGCCGACCCCGAAAGATGCTGGAAAAACAGACCGGAAATCTGACGGTTGCACAAAAAATGCAAAAACAGGCAGAAGAAGCGGCAATTTCCGGCGCTTCAAAGGAGCTGATCATGACGCCGCCGAAAGAACTGCGTGACAAAGCTGCACGGGATACATGGGAGCGGATCCTTCCGGATCTTATGAGCAATGAACTGATTTGCAACCTTGATCGCGACAACCTGATCGGATACTGCAATGCAATGAGCTGGTACATCGAATGCGGGAAAAAGCTGAAACGGAATAAAACAGTGCCGAAACATACGGAGATATGGTTTGACAGGCAGCTGAAAGCGGCAGCGGAGCAGAGGCGTTATGGCCGGCTGATCGGCATGGACATGGATGCCAGGCTGAAGATAGCGACCATCAAGATCAGCGAACAGGATGAAAAACTGAAAGAGGAGTTTGGCGACATATGACAATTCTGCAGGAGCTGGTTGAGTACGCCAGGAACTGCATTGATGACGTACGGATTTCGGAAGACGAGGATTATATCAGCTGCAAAAAGCACAAGTGGGCCTGCAAGAGATTTCTGCGGGATGTAGCGCGTGCAAAAAAGAAAAACTGTGTATTTACCTGGAACGAACAGGAAGCGCAGAAGATTGTAACGTGGTTTTCACATCTGAACCATTCCAAAGGTGTTCTGGCAGGCGAACCGATCAACCTGACGAAATGGGAAAAATTTATTGTCTGCCAGCTTTACGGCTGGCGGATGAAGTACACCGGATTGAAGCGATTTCATCATGTCTTTTCCGAGGTCGGAAGGAAAAATGCGAAATCGCAGATAATGGCAGGCGTTATGCTTTATGAGATTTCCGCGGCGTCAACAGCGAATGAGGAAATCTATGAGGCCTATACGGCCGGGACCAAAAGAGACCAGTCGAAGATCGTTTTCAACGAAGCAAAGCTGATGCTGCGGAATTCACCTCTGCAGAAGAAGTTCAGGAGCACAAATTCGGAAATAAGGCATATCAAAACCGGATCGACATTAAAAACACTGTCGAAAGATGATAAGAAGACCGGCGACGGAACCAATCCGGCTGCGCTTTGTATTGATGAACTGCACCAGCATCCGACGATGGAATTTGTCGATCTGTTTCTGGGTGCGAATACGAAGGATCCGACGCTCTTTATCATCACGACGGCCGGATACAATCTGAACTATCCGGCGTACTCGGTTGAATACAAATACTGTTCACAGGTGCTCAATCCGGGAACCGATATTGAAAACGATGATTACCTGATCGATATCTGTGAGCTGGATCCGGAGGATTACAGTGATCCGGAAAAGCTCGGGAATGAACGGCTCTGGTACAAAGCGAACCCGATCCGGATGAGTTATGAAGACGGGCGGAAAAAAATCCGGGATGCCTATCGTATTGCGAAGGAAGTTCCGGAAAAGATGTCTTCATTCATGACGAAGATGATGAACATCTGGCTCCAGGCAGCGGAAAACGGCTATATGGACATGGCCAAATGGAAAGCATGCGAGGTGAAGGAACTCCCGATCAGCACAAAGGGCATGCCGGTATATGTGGGCTTTGATATGTCGGCAAAGATCGACCTGACATCAGTAGCGTTTGTGATTCCGTTTGAAAGCGAAGAACGGGATGAACAGGGCAGAAGGATTGTCAAATATATTGTATTCACCCACAGCTTTATTCCGTCCAGGGAGAAGATGATCGAGCGGAAGCACACGGACCATTTTGACTATGATATGTGCGAACGACTGGGATATCTTTCGGTGACGGACAGTCCGATAGTGGATCAGTCCTATGTCATGCGTTATGTGCTGGAGACATGCAAAGAGAACAGCTGGGAAATCCAGTGCCTGTGCTTTGACCCGGCAAACGCATCGAAACTGATGATGGATTTAAGCGATCAGGGATTTGATGTCGAAGAAGTCTACCAGTCGCATAAAAGCCTGAACGAATCCACACAGGGATTCCGGGAACAGGTGTATTGCAGGAATATTCTGTATACATACAATCCGCTGCTGAATTTTGCAATGGCAAACGCGGTGATCCGGCGGAACAATGGTTTGATCAAGATCGACAAAGACGCCAGCATACGAAGGATCGACCCGGTAGATGCGGTTTTATGTGCGTATAAACTGGCCATGTATCACGAATTCGGCAGCAGTAAGCTGGATGAGATAGATAAGTTTTTGGAGATGGAAATATGAGCATAAGGGACAGGATCAAAGAGAGAAGAAAAAGAAGAGCGGCAAAAAACGAAGCGGCTTTATACGGTGACGGTGCCGAATTGCTTATGTCATGGCTTGGCATTGACGGGAACACCAAAGAAGAGATCTCAGAGGTGACATATTTCACCTGTCTGAAAAAGCTGTCGGAAGCCATCGGGAAACTGCCGCTGAAGTTTTACCAGGAGACGGAGGACGGAAAGATCCGGGCAGCGCCGACAAATGCGGCCCGTCTGATGACGATCCGGCCGAATCCGTATATGTCGGCGGTGACGATGTGGACAACAACGGAATACGCCTGCCAGCACTACGGAAACGGTTATATCTGGATGCAGAGGATCTTCAGATCTGAGAAATTCGGCGGGGATTTTGAAATCATCGGTATGTATCCGATGTGGCCGCAGTACGTTACGGTCATGATGGATGATGCCGGGATCTTCGGGGAAAAGGGAAAGCTGTGGTATCAGTACTCTGACCCGAAGAGCGGAGAAATGCACATCATGCGGAATGAAGAGGTTATGCACTTCAAAACGTGGATGTCAAAAGACGGCGTCATGGGGCGCTCTGTAAGGGATGTGCTGAAAGAGACTGTAGGCGGTGCGCTGCAGCAGCAGGAAACAATGAACACGCTTTACAAGCAGGGCGTGACGGCATCAATGGTCATGCAGTACTCAACAGACCTGGACGATACCAGGCGGAAGAAGCTGCAGAAAAAATTCGCGGAGCAGCTGACTACGCCGCAGAATGCAGGGAAGGTCATTCCGATACCGGCAGGACTTGAACTGAAACCGCTGTCGATGAAACTGACGGATTCACAGTTCTATGAACTGCGAAAGTACAGTGCGCTGCAGATCGCGGCCGCATTCGGTATAAAGCCGAACCAGATCAATAATTATGACAAATCCAGCTACAGCAGTTCAGAGATGCAGCAGCTGGATTTTTTGTCGGATACATTGTCCTACCGGATCCGGATGTACGAGGACGAAATCAACGCGAAAGTGTTGACGCCTTCAGAGTCCGAAGATCAGAAATATTTTAAATTCAACGAACGCGCTATCTTAAGGGCGGATACCTCTTCCCAGATGGAAGCACTGGCAAGGGGTGTAAACAATTTTATTTACAAACCGAACGAGGCGCGGGACTATCTTGATCTTCCGAAGGCGGAAGGCGGGGATGATCTGATCGGAAACGGTAATTTCATTCGGGCGGTACTGGTAGGAACACAGTACACCCAGAAAGGAGGAGAAGATGGCGAAAATTAACATCAAAGGTGACATCATCTATAACGAGTGGAAAAAGTATTATGACCATTACGGCTGGGATGGTGTATGCCCACGGGATGTGCAGACGATCATCGACAAAGCGGAACATGACGAACCTCTGGACGTGTATATCAATTCGCCGGGCGGAATCGTGGAAGCCGGGCAGGAGATCTATACCGCGCTGCGCGGGGATCCGCGCGTGAATATCCACATTACCGGTCAGGCGTGCAGTGCAGCATCGTTTATTGCGATGGCGGGACACAGTGATATTTCGCCGGTCGGCCTTCTGATGGTGCATTGTGCTTCCGTAGGATTCTGCGGCGGGAATCACAATGATTTCCAGAAGGTGGCAGATGCGCTTACCGTGATTGATAAGGCGATTGCGAACGCATATGTCACGAAGAGTGGAATGGAGCTTGAAAAAGCAATCCGCCTGATGGAACGTGAGACCTGGCTGACCGCAAACCAGTGCGTAGAATACGGCCTGATCGACGAAATCACACCGGTTGATGCACCGACAGCACCGTCGGCGGCAGCGGCATACGGCGAGATCCGGCTTACAAAAGAGCTGATCGAAAAGGCCGAAAATGAAATGAAGGAACTTGAAAACAGGAAGAATGCACTCATCGAAGATCTGGATGATTACGGAGTGTAATACACGAAAAGGAGAGCGGAAATGAACAAAGAACTTTTAAAACTGCTGGAACAGATCAACGGCAAAAAAGCGGAAGTGAAAAACCTCGTAAAAGATGGAAAGCTGGAGGAAGCGGAAACCGCAAAGAAGGAGCTTCAGAATCTCCAGAAAAGATTCGATATCCTGAAAGATGTCCTGGACGCGGAGCAGGAATCCGTTGAAAACAGGGTGAAAAACAAAGCGGATGGAGCGGAAGCGCCGGATGGAATGACTGTTCTCAGCGGTCAGGAAAACACTGCGGAACATGCGTTTGCAGATGCGGCAAGGCACGGCTTCCGGGTGTCGAACGTCGATGCGGGATACCCGAACGAAGGAAACGGTAACGAAGGCGGTTACACCGTCCCGCAGGATATCATGACACGCATCAACAAGTACAAAGAAGCCAGGTATTCGCTGGCGAATCTTGTTGATACAGAAGTGGTATCGACGAATACCGGACGCCGGACGTTCCAGACCCGTGCGCAGCATACCGGTTTCAGCCTGGTATCGGAAGGCGGACAGATCACGAAAAAGACCGGTCCGCAGTTTGGTGTACTGAATTACAGCATCAAGAAATACGGTGGATATCTGCCCGTCACAAATGAACTGCTTGCGGATTCCGATGCGAACATCACCAATGTAATGGTTGAATGGCTCGGGGAAGAAGATATCGCAACCAGGAACAGCCTGATTCTGGCAAAGATCGCAACAAAAGATGAAACGGATGTTGCAGATCTGGATGGAATCAAGAAGGCAATCAACGTCACCCTCGGACAGGCATATGCGGGCAGTGTGAAGATTGTCACCAATGATGACGGTTTCAATTATCTCGACACCCTGAAAGATCAGAACGGGCAGTATCTGCTGAAACCGGCACTGGATCCGGCGGCACCTATCCGCTACAATCTTGCGGTTGGTGCACGGGTTATCCCTGTTGAGGTTGTGCCGAACAGCATCCTTGCGTCTGCAGAAGTAAAAACAGAGGATGTTGTCACTGCATACAAGATCCCGTTCATCATCGGTGATCTGAAAGAAGCAATCAAAATTTTCGACCGTGCACGACTTTCCATCCTTGCTTCCAATGTGGCAGCGGCAGGCGATTTCAACGCCTATGAGATGGATATGACGCTGTTCAGAGGCATCAACCGTCTTGACGTGGTTACCAAGGACGAGGGTGCGTTTGTGAACGGAACCATAACCGTATCTGCCGGCGCCAGCGGCGCGACCGGAGCCACAGGTGCGACCGGTGCTACTGGCGCAACAGGTTCGACGGGGGAATAATGGGCGATAGCGTAACTTTCGAAGAAGCGGATTCGGACAGCGACGGACAGCTGTCCGAATCTGAATTGAACGAATTGACAATCGCCCAAATTCGCGCTATCGCCAACGAAAAGGGTTATACGATTACAAAAACAAGAAAAGCAGAAATAATTGCAGAATTCCTTTCACAACAGGAGGCTGATGGATGAGCATTTTAAACATGGTCAAACTGAGATGCGCGATTCCGTCCAGGGTGACGGTTTATGATGCTGAAATCCGGCAGCTGATAATTGATGCAATTATGGACATGATCACGGCAGGAGTTCCTGCGCGGATCCTGCCGGATCCGGAAACCATCAGCGAAGAAACAGAAGGTGAACCGGATCAGCGGGTTCTGACGTGCATAACACTTTATGTACAGGCGTATCGCGGTCAGGACCGGACAGATACGGAACTTTATATCCGGATGTACCGGAATAAGCTGCACAAGCTGATGCTGGAGCCGGAGGAGGGAGAAGATGTGGACAACGTCGATCAGGATGCCGGAAACGGATGAGCGGACACAGGATTCTTCCGGATTCGTCACACATAGTGTGCAATATGCGGAAAATATTCCCGCGAGCAGGCTGGATACAACAAGATCGGATGAACTGCAGGCTTACCAGATGGGAAAGCGCGCAGATGTAATTTTTGAAGTGGATGCGGCTGTTTATACTGGAGCCGGGTATCTGATAGATGAGGCGACGGGAGAACAGTTCGATATTATCCGGACGTTTCAGAAAGAAAGATCGAATCGGATACGGCTGACCGGACAGAGGAGAGAACATGGCGGGATTTGAGGTGCACGGAATAGATGAACTGCTGAAGGATCTGGATGATTTAAGTTTTGAAAGAATCGCGCCGAAAATGCTGGAGGCGGCAGCGCCGGTTCTTGAAAAGAACCTTCGGAACCGGGCGGCGATGCACAAAGACAGCGGCGAAATGGCAGCCTCCGTGAAGTCGGCCGGTGTAAAGAAGCAAAAAGACGGATATGGCGTTGCCGTACGTGCGACCGGAACAGACAAAAAAGGTGTCCGGAACATGGAAAAAATGGCATATCTGGAGTATGGAACCTATAAACAGGCGGCAACACCAGTGGTGTTGCCTGCCGTCCGGGAATCCGAAAGTGCAATTCTGGCTAAAATGCAGGAAGTTCTGGAAAAGGAGGTATCCGGGTGAATACTTTTGAAAAAATTGTCACGGCGATCCGGCCGTTCGGTTATCCGTATGAGCCGGATGTTTATACCGGATCCTCTGAGGAAGGGTGGTTCACCTACAATTACGCGGATGACTATGGCAGCGGATTTGCGGATGATATGCCGACGGCAGTCATTGCTTCCGTCCAGGTGCATCTGTTTTTGCCGATGGATCAGAATTTTATTTCGCTGAAGAATGCAGTCAGAAAAGCGCTTTTGCAGCAGGGATTCCTCTATCCGGAAGTGACAACCTTTACGGAGATCATTTCCGAGACGAAAAAATACAGACATATTGTATTTGAAACCAGCATCCTGGAAGAGGATGCGCTTTAACAGAAACCGCCCGTACGGGCAGATTGGAGAGAATGATGGCATATATTGGACTTAGAAAACCGATGATCGGAAAAAGAACGGCAGCAGGATCCTATGAAGCGCCTTCCGCGCTGGGAAAAGCTGTGGCGATGGATATCACACCAAATTTTGCGGAGGCGACGCTTTACGGCGATGACGGCCAGGCGGAATATATCAAGGAGTTTACAGATGCCGATGTGACACTGGGAACTTCCACGATTCCGCTCAACATGTACCAGACGATGTTTGGCCATGCGATCGATACGGAAAAGAAGAGCGTAACCTATGGCAAAGACGATGAAAACGGATATGTGGGCGTTGGCATCGTGGCGCCGAACATTGTGGACGATAACCGCAGCTTTGATGCCATGTTTCTTCCGAAGGTGAAGTTTTCAGATCCTTCTGACAGCTTCGAAACCAGAGGGGACAATATCACTTTCAAAACGCCGTCCATTTCCGGGAAAGCCTCCGCAGAGGACAGTGGCGTCTGGAAAGAAACGGCATCCTTCACGACGGAAGCGGCTGCCGTTGCCTGGATCAGTGAGAAGTTTGGCGTATCCGGATCAACCGGATCAACCGGATCAACCGGATCAACCGGAGTCTGATAAGGAGATTCGTTTATGTTTGAAAAAACAGGAAAGATCATCCTGTCCGGGGAAGAATATCCGATCAAGTGCGATATCCTTGTCCTGGAGAAGATACAGGAGAAATACGGAGATCTGTCGGAGTTCGAGGGGAAGATCAGAAAATTTGTTCCGGATCAGGATGAAAAAGGCAATCTGATTCAGAACGAAGAAGGGCTTTATGTCGGGCACTATGAATATCCGGATATTACGGCAATGATCGACCTTTTGTACTGGTCGGTTATGGAAGGCGCGGAAATCGAAGGAAAACAGATAGAAGGACTCGACAGAAAGACGATCATGCGGCAGATCGACCTTTCTCCATTGGAGCTATCCGAGATCCTGCATAAAGAGTATACGAAGGCATTTGAGAGAAAAAACACGAAGACCGGGCAGAATCTGAAGACGGAGGAAAGCTGATTCTGGATTTTGCCTGGATTGTGTTCATCGGAATGCAGATCGGTTACAGGGAAGAAGAGATCGCCCATATGTATTTCGGCAAATGGTGCGATCTCTTTATCCAGTTTCGAAAGATGCATAATATCCGGATGCGCAAAGGCTTATTCGAAGAGCCGAAGCAGATCGTTTCTCTTCTGGACATCTGACTGGATTCGTGGTATAATCCATGTATCAACCAGAGGAAAGAGAGGTGTCGGGATATGAAGAAAAGAACAAAGATCATATTACATCTGCTGCCGCTTGCTTTCTGGATTGTCTTTTTCTATATTGTGAGCGGAGGCGGAGCTGTTGGTGGAATGCTTCTGATGAGTGTGTTCATGTATGGTGTTACAATGATCCTATATATGATAATTCGGTTTATTGTCTTCGAGATAAGAGACCGGAGAGAAATGGACAAAGAGTTTAAAGAAGAAGCGAATAGAATCAAAGTACTCAAAAAAGTCTACGGAATAAAATAACGGATAACCGCTTGTCGAATGCGACAGGCGGTTTTTTAATACAAAGAGGTAAGTAATGTCAAAAGGAAGCGCAAGAAAACTATGGGCGGAAATTGCGCTGGAAGGCGAAAAACAGTTTAAGTCGAATGTGACATCCTGTAATAAAAGCCTTTCAGCGTTGAAATCAGAACTCAATCTGGTGAAACAGCAGTCCGCAGGCAATGCCAACTCTCTGGACAATCTGAAAAAGAAACATCAGGCGCTGACATCTGTGCTGGATGCGCATGTAAAAAAAGAAACCACGCTGAAAAGCGGTCTGGACAATGCGAAGAAAAATTACCAAAATGTCGGGACAGCGCTGGAAAACTATAAAAATCAGTTGAAAGAAGCGCGAGCAGCACTGACAAAGATGGAAGAATCTGGCGATGCCTCCGAAAAAGAGCTGGAACAACAGAGGAAAAAGGTGAAAGACCTTACCGATATGATCAGCGTAGGGAAGGAGACTTACCAGAGCGCCGGCGACAAGGTGATGGATTGGCAAAGAAAGCTGAACACTGCACAGGCGCAGACACTGGAAGCTTCCCGGGCCGTAGATGAGAACGCGAAGTACATGAAAGAGGCGGAGGATTCTGCCGATGGATGCGCTATCTCAATTGACAAATACGGAAAAAAGGTCAAAGACGCGGATCTGGCACTTCAAAAAATGAATACGTCAGTGAACAGAGGCGTTTGCCTTCAGGCATTAACGGAAATCACTGATGAAACATCCAGAGCGATTCAGAAACTGGCGGATTCAGCCTATGGCGCGGCGCAAGATCTGGATACGGGGTTTGATACAATCGCAAAGAAGACCGGCGCTACCGGAGATTCACTGGAAGAATTGAACGGCATTGCCGAAAACATCTTTTCAGAACTTCCGGTAGAGATGAACATGGTCGGTTCAGCGGTGGGAGAAGTCAATACAAGATTCGGTCTGACCGGGGAGGAATTGCAGGAACTATCCGAAAAGTTCGTAAAATTTGCGAAGATAAATGACACGGATGTGTCTTCCTCTGTTGATACCGTTCAGAAAGCATTGGGTGCATTCGGTCTGGAAACAAAGGATTGTTCCAGGGTGCTCGATGTAATGACGAAGGCCGGACAGGATTCCGGTGTCGGTATGGATGAGCTGGCAAGTGCCTTGGTCAAAAATGCCGGAGCGATGAACGAACTGGGATTGTCGGTAGATGATGCGATTATTTTTATCGGTCGTCTTGAAAAATCTGGCGTTGATTCTGAAACAGCCCTGTCAGGAATGTCCAGAGCTCTGAAGAATGCAACCAAAGAAGGAAAACCGCTTAACGAGGCGCTTTCTGAGCTGGAAGATACAATTATCAACGGAACAGGCAGTATGGACGGCCTTCAGGCATCCTATGAGCTGTTCGGAAAATCCGGTGATAAAATCTATAACGCTGTCGCAAAGGGATCCTTGTCCTTCAAGGATCTGACAGGATCCGTTCAGGACTATGGTAACACCGTAGAAAACACGTATGAAGCAACCATCAGCCCGTGGGATAAGATGACGGTTGCGACGAACAACCTGAAATCAGCCGGCAGTGAATTGGTCGGAGAGTTTTTCGAGGTGGCAGCGCCGGTTATTGAAGGTGTGACGGGTGCGGTTAAAGAAGTCAAAAAGTGGTTCGATAATCTGCCGGAACCGGCGAAAAAGGTAGTTGCAGGTATCGGTGGAATCGCAACGGTTGCCGGTATGGTTGGCCCAAAGGTCGGAAAAGTCGTTACAGCAATCAAGACCTTTAAAGTCGCCTCACAGGCGTCAAAATACCTCGATGCGCTCAGCAATGCGCAGAAGGGAGTAGCGGCAACCACAGAGGCGGTAACAGGCGCTACAGAAGCGGAAAACGCCGCGAAAGAGATAAACTCTGTTCTGACTGGAGAAAGCGCAACGGCAGCAGGCGTTGACGCCGGGGCAAAAAGCGTTGAAACCGTGGCCACAGAGGGCGCCACCGTGGCACAGGAAGGGCTGAATGCCGCTCAGGCCGCCTGCCCTGCGCTTGCTTTGGCAGGCATTATTATAGGCTTGGGAGTAGCACTCGCGACAATGGCGGCGAATTCTTCGGATGCCAGTCAGGAAACGGCAAATGTTACCAGAGCTGCGGAAGAAGCAATAAGCAAGCTGACGGAATCGAAGCAGACTCTGGACGATACAATGGAAGCGGCAGAGGATACTGTCGGAGAAGCATTTGCGAAGGCTGAGATTGCAGATGACGTTGTTGATAAGCTGGCTGTCTTGGCAGAAAAGACATCGTTGACAGCAGATGAACAGCGGACAATGGCGGTTTACGTGGCCGAGTTGAATGAACTCTTCCCGGATATGGGATTGGAGATCGACGATGTGACCGGTAAGCTCAATATGAGCGTTGGCCAGATCAAGGAATATGTCAGCAGCCTGGAAGAAATGGCCAAGGCAGAAGCCTATAACGAGGCTTTCAAGGAAAGTTTCCAGGGAATTGTCGAGGCACAGAAAAATGTAATAAACGCTGGAATAGAACTTGAAAAAGTCGAAAACCGTCAGAAGGATGTGCAGGAAGATTATCGAATTGCATTGGATAGATCCGACCGAGCTCTGAGGGAAAATGGTAATGGTGTGATCGAATGGAAAGGCGTCATGCGTGATTCCACCGAGGTAATCCAGGAAATTCAGACAGAAATACACGACCTGGAAGTCACGCACAAAGACCTGGAAGATCAGATCAAGGACAACAAAGATGCACTCGACGGTGCTACGGAAACAGCTGAATCATACAAGAAAAAATGTGATGAATTGAGTGATGCGGCGGAAGCACAGACAGCAAAGATTCAAGAAAACACGGATGCGGCCAATGCGAATGCAGCAGCAAAAAACAGCCAGTCAGGAGCTGCCGAATACAGTATTTCCGTTGCTGGGCAGGAATTGCAGGCTTATCAGGCGCTTTCGGAAACGCAGCAGGCGCTCGCGGTGGATGTGACGAATTCTGTTCTTGCTATGCAGGAAAGCGTAACAGGTGCGCTTGAGTCCCAGATGAATATGTTTGAACAATTCAATGCGGGAACGGAAATCACAAAAAAAGATCTGCTTGCCAATATGCAGTCCCAGGTGGACGGCGTAACCGCATGGGAAGAGAACATGAACCGTCTGATGACGGAAACAAAGACAACGACAGATGGTACACAGGTGGCAATCAGTGAGGGCCTGATGCAGTATCTGGCATCAATGGGTCCGCAGGGTGCAACCTATGTACAGGAATTTGTCAAAATGTCCGGCGATGAGCTGGCGAAAGCCAACAGCCTCTGGGAACAGAGTGTAAACATCAAAAGCATGACCAATGACCTTGGTGAACAGCTGACGCAGGGAATTGGAGAACTGTCCGCCGGAGGCGTGGAAGCGTTTACGGAACTGGCGGAAAGTCTGAATATGCAGGCGAATGAAAGCGGAACTTACACCGTACAGGGACTGGTGGACGGCGTAAAAGAAGCAGCAAGTCTTATAGAGGAGGCCGGCGAAGAAGCAGGTGATACTTTGCTGACTTCCATCGACACCAGTCTGGGCGTTGCATCGCCTTCCAAAAAGACAATGGAAAGCGGCCGTTACACCGCACAAGGTCTTGCAAATGGAATCAATCAGGGAAGGCCGGCAGCGGAAAGCGCGGCGAGACTGCTGTCTGCCTCTGTGATCAGCCAGATCAGAGGGACACTTTCCGGAGCGATCTTTTCGGGAGTCGGCTACAATATCTCCGCAGGACTGGCAATGGGTATTCAAAGAGGCAGATCTGCAGTTATTATGGCAGCTGCTTCAGTGGCACAGGCAGCGATTTCCGCAGCACAGTCAAAACTGGAGATTCATTCACCATCGCATGTGTTCCAGCGGTTTGGAACAGATACCATTGCAGGATATGTCAAAGGCGTCAATGATCAGAAAGGAAAAGCTTCCGAAGCGATCACGGATGCGATGGCATTCAGCCTGGATAATACCAAAAAGATGATCTCCGATGTAAAGGTGGGCTGGCAGGCAGAACAGTTTGCAGATGCCATTTACCGGGGACAATCAGGAATGGACGGTTCAGATCAAAGGAGATCAAAAACAGACGATATCTTTGAACTTTTGCAGAGATATCTGCCGTATGCCGGAACAACATATCTGGATGGCGAAATGGTCAGCAGAAGGATAACCGAACGGCAGAACATGCAAAGCAAAATCAGAAACAGAATAGAAGGGGTCAGATAATGTACACCATCTACAACGGATATGTTCTGGACAATGAAGTACCAGGATTTCAGACTTTGTCATTCAAAGAGAATCTCTTCATGGATGCGGCATTGGATACCCAGGACAATATTGATGACGGCGCAACGCTTCTTTCAGAAAGAATCCCGGAACGGATCGTGAAAGTGGGGTTTGCCATTCATTCAAAGGATATTATATCTGCGAAACACAAGCTGATGCAGATTTTGTATCCGAAAGAAGCGAAGAAGCTGATCTTCAGCACGGAAAACGACAAATATTTCAATGCCATTTACAGCGGCGTCGAACTGGAAAATGAGATGCGAACGGTAATATCCGGGACCATCTCATTTTTGTGTCCGGATCCGTTTAAGTATGCGCTGGAAGAAAAAGAATTCACCGCCGCGCCGGACGCGGACGGGATCCTGACCGCAATCGTAGAGAACGAAGGCACCAGGCCGGTGCCGGTTGATTACGAAATCACGATGAACAGCGACAACGGCTATGTCGGGATCGTTTCGACAAACGGCGCGATGCAGTACGGCTATGTCGAGGAGAGCGACGGTGAAACGAAGCAGCGCGATGAGGCTCTGTTCACAACGGCATATATCGTCAATGCAGCGTATGACACCGGCGGCACCTGCCCGAGACTGCCGTATGCTGCGCCGAACGGCACCATGCAGTATGCGAAGCAGGGAACCGCGCAGGAGCAGGCAGCGGCAAAGAACATCAAGTGGCTGGGACTTCTGAACGAAGGAAGCGGTGCCGGATGGCATGGTGCGATGAAGACCATTGACCTGCCGGCGGATTCACAGGGCGTTGCCGGCGCAGTCAATCTGTACTGCTATTCCTTCCACTGGTTCCAGGTGTACCTGGCAAGGGAACAGGGTGCCCAGAGCATCCTGTTTTTGGACGACGAGGACAACATCGTCATGGGGATGCTGTTCTATAAGAACCAGTCCGGAAATACGAATGCGGTTTATGAGCATATCGTAAACGGCAAGGTTGTAAAACAGTTCACCTTCTCGGCAGACGCATCGGTAAACAATCCGCTGCGGGTCGGGCATGGCCATAATGACTTCCGGAAGATAGGATCAAAGATCACGCTGTACTATGCCGGCAAGTATTATACCTACGAAGTGCCGGAGCTCAAGGATGTCGCGATCACAAAGATGCAGATCGGGCTCTGGGCGATGGGAGACATCCGGTATCTGTGCCGGAACTATATCTCAAACGTTTCCGTTACGAAACTGAACGTGGATTACTGGGAGGACCGTCCGAACCGCTATGCAAACGGTGATGTCCTGGCAATCAACGGGCAGGAAGGAAAGGCCTATCTGAACGGCATGGTCCGGCTGGGAGATGAGATCACGGGAACGACTTATTTTAAGGCGGATCCGGGTGAAAACACCATCCAGTTCCTGTATTCGGACTGGGCGGATCCGGTCAGCGCGAAGGCGGTTATCAGGGAGGCGTGGTTATGAGGATCTGCATTTTATCAAAGGACAATACGCCGGCCGGCTTCCTGGACAATGAAGCGCCGAAAGCCCTGCACTTTTATGACGATCTGCTGCACACATACCTGAAAGGATCCGCGCACACGCTTTCCTTCCGGGTGCATGCAGCACATCCGGACACGCAGCTGCTGACCGTTGGCAGCAAGCTTGCCTTTATCGATAAAGGCCGGTCTTACTGTATGACAATCCTTTCTGTCTTTGAGAGCGAACAGGAGGTGGAAGTGTCCGCCTTTTCGCTCTCTTTTGAATTGCTGAACGAAACCGCGAACGCGTACACGGCCACGAAGGCGATGAGCTTTGTGGAGTATATCCGGGCGTTCGGCTTTGAGTTTGGCAGCGGCCGCGGTGACATCGAGATCGGCATCAATGAGGTGTCCGACAAGCGGATCCAGCATGAGTGGGAAGGCAATTCCGATACGGTGCTTGCAAGACTCTTTTCCCTGGCGTCGGTGTTCGACGCGGAACTGGAGTTTGTTCCGGTGCTGAACCGGGATTATTCCCTGCAGGTTGTCCGGATGAATGTATACAGAGCACACGATGAGACACATCAGGGGATCGGCCAGAACCGGCAGGATGTCGTTTTGCGGTACGGCAAAGAGATCAGCGGGATTACGCGGAAGACCGATATTTCCGAGCTGTTCACGGCAATCCGTCCGACCGGCGCCGAAGACCTGACGCTGGTATCTTATCCGGCAACGCAGATTAAAGATGAAAATGGCAATGTCGAGTATGAGCATCCGGCAGGCAGGGGCGAGATCCTGGCGCCGATGGCCAGAGACCGTTTCCCTTCCAATACACTCAAGAACTCGACGGACCGGTACATTGCGTATAACTGGAAGACAGACTATAAAACGGCAGCGGAACTGTACAGCAACGCCCTGGCGAAGCTGAAGACGCTTTCACAGCCGCAGGTCACGTATGAAATCGACGGTTATACGGATCTGCAGATCGGCGACACCGTACGGGTGGCGGACGAAGCGTTTCATCCGGCGCTGTACCTGCAGGTGCGTGTCAAAGAACAGGAAATCTCTTTCACGGAGCCGGACCGGAACAAAACCACGTATGACAATATAACGGAGCTGGAGAGCGGGATTGACGCCGCTCTGCAGAAGCAGATGGACGCACTTGCAAAAGCCGTACAGGAGGCGCAG